CAAGGCGTAGACAGTATTCGCAGCTAACGCTGGAGCTTTGAAGCCAACATAACTGGACCCGCCTCCGCTCGGCTCTCGCAGCCGGAGTTCCATGGCCGTGGTGCCCGAGACCAGTTCCAAGGCGTCGGCATCGGAAAAGAGATGGGTGCCCTTGGTGGCGTTGGAGGTCGTCTTGTAGGTGGCATCATTGTCGGCAGCTGTGCCGCTGATGTAGGTCTGGCCCCCCGAACGTCCAGCGAGTAGGGCATAGATGCTGTGGTCGTCGTCGGACAGACCCCCCAGGCCCCCGTGGTCCTGTGCGGCCGGGGCGGCCCACGTCGCATCCCCCCGCCAGAAGGTCGAGCTGGAGGCGCTGGACCCGCCGTTGAGGTTCCCGACAGGCAGATCGCCCGTGACCCCATTACTCAAGTCCACCTGTGCCCACGCCGGGTTGTTCGAGCCGCCCGTATTGGTCAGGGAGCGAGTCGCGGAGGCGTTCTTGGCCAGCCGAGCAATGGCGGAGGAGCTGCTGGCAAACAGCATGTCGCCCTGAGCTAGTGTGGAGTTGCCCGTGCCTCCACTTCCTACCGGAAGTGTCCCAGTCACCTGCGAGGTGGTGCTGATATCCACCTTGGCCCAGGCCACTGCGTTGCCCGAGCCCTGGGCGTGTAGGGTCAACCCCGATGCGCCCACAGCCAGCATCGCGACTGTATTGGAGGCACTCCCCGCCATGACCTCACCGATGGCCGCAGCGTTGGGGATAGCCAGCGTGCTCCATCCCAGATCGGTGGCGTCCGTGCGGAGGAACCGACCGGCAGTCCCGTCAATGGCGAGTTCGTCCCACGCCGGGGTACTGTTGCCGTAGACGACCGACCCGCGCGTGACGGCTTGGGCCACGGTGTCGGTATGATTGGTCCCATCCAAGAGCGCATTCGACACTGCCGGGGCATCGCCAATGGCGAGCAGCACCTGGCCCTCGTCTTCGTCTACGGTCATCACAAACCCGACCTGTTGGGTGACAGCAGGAGACGAGGGAGCCGTCTCCGTCAGCTCTCCCGGCGTCTCCGAGACGTAGAGCGTGGCCCCTGCGGCAAAGGTCGAGGTCTCGATCCCCGATACGACCCCGGAGAAGACGACGATACCTTCTTGGCCGACCGCGATGGCCTCCTTGACCAACCCGATGGCGGGGAGCGTAGAGGCACCACTGGCGTCGGCTCGTGAGGCCCCAGGGAAGCCCCCGACGGCGCCTGAGATGTAGACCGGGCTCCCTTGGTCGAGTGCGACGGTGTCGGCGTTGACCACCGTCAACTCGCCGGGGGGCGAGTCGGCGGCAAGCCGGAACAGCTCCCGGAAGTTGTCGTCGATATCACTCCCCGTGTTCGGCCCGAAAGGCCAAGCAATGCCGTAGAGTGGGAGGGCCATTATCGCCTCCCCAGTTCGTGGAAGGGAATCTCGATCCCGTAGAGTTCGACGCCTTGGGCGTTGGTGTTCTGGCGCAGGCGGAGCTGCACGAACCGCCCTTGGCCGAGACGATCCAGCAGCTCCCGGCCCGTGGTCAGGTCGTGCGAGAGGTCAGACCCGGCCGAAGCGTCGAGGCCCCCGGTCTTGGGCGTGATGGTCAGGGTGCCCCCGGACTCAACCTTGGAGACGATCGTGGGCTGGCCGAAGTGCTTCTCGATGTCGGGCGAGTTCATCGAGAAGAACGGCAAGTCCACGTCGAAATCGATAGCCGTGTCCGCCCCATCGGTCTGGGTGGAGTTGTTCATCGTATAGAGGAACCCGCTATCGTCGCCCAGGATCGGCAGCGCCAGATCGTTACTGTCTTCGAACAGCCCTAGCCAGGCACCCGTGAGCGCACCGGTCTTGTGTGGCCCGAGCCAGACATCCTGGTCGATGTAGTAGTCCACCCAGCGGTCAATGTCGGTGGAGCCTGTGGCGGAGAGCCCGAGGCGATACACCCGGAGCGACGGGTCGAACGCGCCCACGGCATTCGAGAACTGTGAGCGGTTGAACGTGTCGTCCGTGGTGAACCAGCCCTTGGCCTTGTCGTTCGAGAACGTCTCGACGCCCGTATCGTCCCAGCGGTTGACGCCATTCTCGCCCAGCCCGTAGGCGACATCGCCGATGATCACGATCGAGTCGGGGGCGACGAAGCCTGTCCCCGGCCCCTGGGCCACGGTCACCCGGCGGAAGTCCGAGGGGCTGTTCCCGGTAATCATGTGGAGACTGTCGCGCTTGGAGACCCCCAGCACGTCGCGCCGGGCGGCAAACCCGGTGATGCCAGTATCGTCCTCGCCCAGCTGCGGGATGTTGATCCCCCCCTCGACGGGCCAAGCGTAGAGCTTCCTGGAGCCCGTGAACACCACCGTGTCAATGGCGTCGGAGCCCGCAGCCCACAAACGGTCCTTCCAGCTCGTGATGACCCGCAGGCGGTTGATTCCGCTGGTACCCTCGGGACTGCCCAGGTCGCGGGGCTGGGGGAGCAGGTTCAGGCCCGCGTCCGAGAGGTCGTCCTCCATGTCCGTGCTGGTGTTGCCGTCCAGGTCAATCCACTCGAAGTAGATATTGCCCCCGGCCACCGTGCGATAGGTCCGCCGGACATTCACCTCGGAGTCGTCTGAGATGGACACGCCCGTCAGCTTGAGCTTCTTCGACGTGATCGCGACGGCGTCCGAGGCCGGCCCGAGGGCACTCTCCAGGAGGAGCTTGCCGTCGCTGTCCTTGATCCCGAAGGTCAGCTTGACCTTGTAGGTGCCCGTCAAGTTGCCAGAGCTGCCGGCCACCGCGAGGGGCGGTGTGACGGGGGGCTGAATGGCGAGGGGCCGCACCGTATCATCGATCGGGTCGATCCAGATGTTCCGGGTGGCGCCGTTGACCATGATGACCCGCTGGTTCAGCATGGCGAACCTGGCCCGCCGGGTGGTCACCATCGACACCCCAGTGGGCAGGCTCAGTGTTGTCAGTGTGCCAGAGGTGTTGACCTTGTAGAGATTGGTCCCGCTGGCCACATAATAGAAGGGCACTATCGCTTCACCAACTTCAGCACGAGGCGCACCCCAGCCGTGGCGGCGGCCCCGACGACGAGGCAGAGAAAGAAGACATCACCCAAGGTGTGTGCGGCCTGCAGAGCTTCTATCATGCTGTTACCACTCCTATCCATCCCCTCGAACTCACGGTGTCCTCCTCAGTCCACGTACCGCCAGTTGTACGCTTCAGCACCTGTCCGGGATTTGCGCCAGGGCTGCCCGAGCCCCCCAACTCTGCCGTGACGAGATAGAGTTCGTCCTTGAAGACGACAGCCTGTTGGGGAAACTCCAAGAGGTCTGGGAAGGTAGACGTGAGGTCCTCGTCCGTGGACCAACTAGAGCCGTCATACTCCCGCACGAGGACGGTGGAGCCGTCATTGACGACAGCGTAGAGCTTGCTGTTGAACACAATGAGCGGCCCTGTTGTGTAAGTCTTTGTCCCACTGAGCCCACCCGTATCCGTGTCCGTCCACGCACCGAGCGAGCTACGTACAGACGTTCTGGGGGTGTTGCCGGTAAACGGCCCGAGCCCGCAATAGAGAAGTCCCTCGAAGACCGCAAACGACGAAATAGTGACCGAGGCGATGGTGACTTCCAGTGTCCAGGCCGTGTCGAACCCAGGGCGAATAGAGCTAATCTCGCCGACCTGCCTCCCCTCCCCTACCCACAGGCGGTTGTTGTACCACGCTAGGTGTATCATAGCCTCCCCGGACCCCGAAAAGTCGGCACCGATCTGCCTCACTTGCCCTGTTGCAGGATTACCCTCAAATACACGGGAGTGGGTGTCCGCCCCGTCAGTGCCGTCGGCGGTCGCGAAGTAGATCCTCTTGTTTGCGGCAATGATGTCCAGCACCAGCCTGGAGTTACCGGTATCGTTCACATTCGGGTTATACGGCACAGCGAAGAACGGCTCATCGTTGGTGCCATCGAACACACGTATGGGGGGAGGTGTCGAAGGCGGGCTCCCGTCATCGACCGTGTACTGATCGGTGGCGTAGTACAGCTTCCCATCCAGACTGGCCACCCCCTGCCAGACCGTGACATTGAGGAGCCCTGCATTGACGCGCTTCGTGTCTAGTGCCACCTTCTGGGGAGTCGTGACAAAGGACCACGAGGAGCCGTCTGTCGATTTGCGCCACGTGTTGGAGCCCGAGGTCACCTCCAGCGGGACATAGAGGGTCTGGGTCTTGCCGCTCTCGTCGGCGACGGGGACGGCGATGGCCCCGTTGATCTTGCCCTGCATCGCCACGCTATTGAGCTTGGGCGCCCCCCCGCGCTTGAGGAGTCCGCCCTGCGCGCCCGCCGTGTCGAGGACGGCGTTCTGGCCTTTGGTCAGTTCCGTGGTGTCGAGGTGAATGGGGCTCTTAGAGCTGTTTACGCCGCCTTGGCCCAGGTCATACACGTTGAGTTTACCAGCCATAACCGTTACCAGTAGTCACCGTACAGGGCTTCCACGACCTCCGGCTCTTGTACTTGCCGGGGGGTCAGGCGTGTGAGCAGGTTGCTCTTGTGCGTGGAGTACACGGCAATCCACTCGGGGTCGGGTGCGTGGTCCTCGCGCTCCTTGGCCTTGGCGAGTGCCACGGTATAGGCAATCAGGGCCGCATCGGACTCCCCCGGGATCGGATTGGTGCCCGAGGCTGTCAGCACCGTGAGGGTCTGGTTGTAGGTCAGCGCGAGGTTGATCGCCGAACTGCTCTGGGGCGCCACTTGAATCGTCGGGGCTGCTACGGGCGCTCCGGCGTTGATGATGGCGTAGTAGAAGTCCTGCTGCTCCCCTGCCGCGACCGCCGTCTGGCCCCGAGCCGCCCGGAAGTCCCGGTGGTTCAGGTCGCGGGGAGTGAAGTGGACATGCCGCGTGGCCGAGGTCGAGGAGAGGTCCCGGGGCTCGATGTTGACGACTCGGAACACGTCCGAGGGCACCCCGGTCAGGGTCGAACTGTCGGCCGTCAGGGACACATTCGTCGTGTCAATGGTGATGAAGTGGTCCTGGCTCAGATCGAGGATCGCCCCTTCGAGGTCCTGGATGCCCTCGTTGAAGTAGTTGATCAGCTCGGCCGAGGTCCAGAAGTTGGCCGTGGCCTCACGCAAGTGGAACCGGGCGCGGGTTTCAAGAGCTGAAAGCAAAGTCGCCATTAGAGCACCTCCCGCCAGGTGAGCGAGCCTTCGACGGTGACCGCTGAGTCCCCACCAATGGGTCGGACGCAAAGGACAATCTCGTCCGGAGTCGTCCCAGCGACATCGACCCCGAGCATGAGGGCCGAGTTGAGCACGGCACTGCTTGACCCCGCGCCGAAGTTCGGATTGCCGGTCTCGACGTAGCCGCCCCCGATGATAGTCCCGCTCGTCACAGAGTTGGCCGTGGCGCCCAAGGCCCGTTGCAGGGAGCTGTTGGTAATGTTGGCATAGGTAAAGGTGCCCGCCACCGTGCCGTTCCAGATCAGGAGCCACTCAAGGGTCGCAGAGGCTGTGTGGACTTGAATGGCGGCATTCAGGATCTGGACTGTGGTCCCCACATGGGTCGTCTTGAGCCGAATGCCCACCACGGCGAAAATCTCATCCTCGTTGTCTGTCAAGACCCCGGCCCCGGCTGTCGAGGTGCGGAAGACTACCCCGATGTCGTCCGTCCCGCCCTCGCTGATGACGCTGGCACAGATCGCCCGCATGGAGCAGACGCCCGAGTCTGTGGTAGAGATCAGCTCGTACCGCAGCGGGAGGGCCGGCGTGGAGCACCACGGAATCGCGCTGGTGTTGGCGTGGTTCTGGGTATGGACATAGGTAATCTTGCCCCCGATCTCTACCCCAAACCGAACCCGGCCCAGCGAGAGCCACTGGAAGTCCACTACGAAAATCTGGCCCTTGGTCCAGTCCACCGTGATCCCGCTCGGGCCAGACCCGTCTACCGTGTCGAGATTCCAATCTGTTTGCGCGACAGTTTCGTCGTTCGGCGTCCCGGAGTCGTTGGAGCGGACAATGGCGTTGATGGTGCCTGCATCCGACTCGAAGAACGCGCCATTGTTGTCATCGAACGCCCCGATCCGCCGCTTGCACCCCGTCTTGGTGCCACTGGCCAGCTCCAGCACACCCGTCATCTGAACAAGAGAGCCTTTGCCGGGTTGATAGTTCATGCGGCGGTAGGTCTGGCGCACGAAGACCCCAGCCGTGGTGTTGATACTGGCCAGATCGACATACGGCTTGGCGGCCGTGGGTGTCGTGGGCGCCGTGGAAGAGCCCGAGACCTGCTTCTCTTCCCAGAACAGCGGGGCGTCATCGAGTCCGACGAGCTTGGAGTCGAAGATCGTCGTCGGGTTGCTCACCCGCCAGCGGCCAAAGGCGTCCGTGGAGGCTGAATCACCTGCTTCAATGTCGCGCAGGGGCGCGTCGCGTTCGAGGACCACTAGAGGTCTCCTGGGACTGCGGTGGCCGTCTGACGGCGGTAGGCGTCTACGTGCAGGTTGCCCGCCATGCCGGCGGTACCGATGGAGAGATTGAGATCCTTGCCCTCGGTGATCGCCCGACCTTGGGGCCCGTAGTCAGCCAAGACGAACTGCCCCCGACCGGGACTCGGGCCTAAATGGGCCATGACCACCGGGGTCGAGGCGCTGTCTTGGACAGTCCACGTCGCCACGGCCGAGGTCGTGATGTCCGCCACGACTCGCTGGACGTAGAGGGTGTGCTTGCTCTTGCCAGATAGGAGCGTCACCGTCCCGCTATCCGAGGTGGCCACGGACTGGTCGGCGATCTGGGCCTGGTAGAGCGACCGAAATTGCTCTGGGGCGGTGAGGCCCATGTATCCTCCTATTACGGCATTTCCTCTGTCGTGATGTAGAACGTGACGGTGCCTTTAGAGAGGTTGGTCACAGTACCATTCCCGACATTCCCGCTGCTGGAAATGAGCCGAGCGACTATGGCTTGGGTACTGCCCCAAGTGACTTCGCCGTTGATGACACCCTGCAACGAGCCTCCACGCTCTGAGTCCACGTCCCCAAAGGTTGCTGTCGTCGCATCGGCATCAAACGAGTCAAGGTACTCTGACCCGCCGGACCCCTTCCCAACCACTATGGCCAGTGTCGAGGAGGTGCAGGTGGCTGTACAGGCAAAGGTGGTCGTCAGATCGGCAACGACATCCGTCACCCGGCTCTTGGCAGGCAAGGTTGCCACGGTGAAATCGTGCGTGGTGCCGTTCGTGATCCACTGCCCCGAGGTGACGGTGACTTTGTAGACGACTCGACGTACGGCCCCGGTGACATTGACCGTCACACCCGTCCCGGACCCTGCTGTGACCTCTGGATTCGTGAGTTCCAGCTCTGTCCCAGTGAGAGTCCCCGTCCAAGCCCGCACGTAGACGATCCCGGTGGTCGTCTGCATGACGGCTTGGGCGAACAGCGCCCCCACGCCCGCGAGGGCAACAAAGGCGAGGGTGCCCAGCCAGCGGCGAAGTGTGCGGTGATTCATTCCACCCTCCTACTGGCTCGCCGACCCAGCGGTCGAGTCGATGGTGGACGAGTGGACCTGATAGGCGTAGACCTGGATGTTGGCCGCGAGCCCAGCACCGCTGATCGAGATATCGAGGTCCTTGTTCTCGGTGAGCGGCACGCCTCGGTCCCCGAAGTCGAAGTCCCAGCGGGTATCGACCGCAGGCGTGGCGGGCACCTTTGCGATCACGAGCGGCGTGCTGGCATCGTCCTGGAACGAGAGCGATTGGGCCGAGCTGGTCGTGATGTAGACCACGATCCGCTGGACCCAGATAGTCTGATTCGCCCGCTTGGCCAGGAAGGCGTCTACCGTCGTGTCGCCAGTCCCGACGATCTGGGTCTTCGACAGGTCCCGAAAGACCTTGCGATAGCCCTCGGCCGACAGGGCGGCTGATGTTGATGAGACAGTGGTAGCCATGATGGTTCCCTCGACAGGGGGCCCGAAGGCCCCCTCCCCTAGCTCCTACGTTCGGCCGACGAGCCCCTGGTCCGAAGACGCCGCTGCGGCTTCGTAGTAGTTCCTCGGCATCCGGATGGTTGTCGGGATGATGGCCCCGTCTCCAGCGGCCCCAAAGGTCTTGGAGTCCTGACACGAGAAGTCGCACCCAGAGATGACCCCATCCGTACACCCTGTCAATTCCACGTAGCGGGCCGCGTCCGGAGACGAGGCGTAGGCCGGAACATCGACCACCGAGAACGTGCAGCGCCGGATGATGAGCCCATCGACCCCCGAGCCGGCCGCGAGGTAGATGTCGGCATCCACTGTGGTGTTGACATCTGCCCCGAAGGTGCAGTCCTCGATTACGAGGTCCTTCGGGCGGGCCTGCGAGGTGCCCTTGAGTGTGATGCCTGCACGGTTGTTGAAAAAGTGGCATCCGGTGAACCGACACTGCCATGTGCCCCCTGTGGCAGCGATCATGATCCCGCCACCTGTCGAGGCCGCCGCGCTGCCCTTGCAGTTCTTGAAGAAACAGTCGGCGATGACTGTGCCGAAGGCCGTCTTGGTCGAGCCGTCGTCGTCGAGCAGGATGCCCCCGCCCGTCGAGCTGCCCCCGTTGAACGAGAGGCCCTGGATCAGACACCCTGGGGCCCTGACCGTCAACATCGCCGTAGAGCCCGCGCCGATCTTGATCTGCGGCTGTCGCCCTTGGGCCGGGGTGCCGGGCACGCCAATCAGCGACAAGCGGTCCTTGTCGGCCGGGATGGTCAGGGTTTCTGCGTAGTTGGAGGGGTCGGTCGCACCTGTGGCCATTGCCAGGGCACGAATGAAGATCGAATCCCCAGTGTCCGCAGCCGAGATGGCCCCTGCGATGGTGGAGAACGCATCCCCCCAGCCCTGCCCGCCGTTGGTGGTCGCACCGTTGTCCCCATCGACGAAGTACTTCTTGCCCGGTGACGAGATGCCCAGTCCCACGACATTGCTGCCGTCGTGGTAATAGGGTTGCCCGTTGAGGGTCGAAATCCCTGTGGCATTGGGGAGGTCGGTGATCTCCGTGAGTGCTTTGACTTTGTGCCAGAATCGTGAGGCCATGAGTCGAGTTCCTTATCGCGCAAAGAGACGAGGGAGCGGCTAGGCGCGGCCAGCCGCCCCCGTCGAGAGACTATGCGTCCTGAATCAGAACGAACCCGTCGGGGCCGTCGCCCGAGGTCGAGTCCGTGTCACCGGCGGTCGTGGTCTGCGAGGAACACGTGAAGCCGGTCCCCTGCGCCCACCCGTCGGGGTAGGTCAGGAGGAACTCATCGCCCGAGGCATTCAACTCTTGGGCGATGACGATGGTCGTCGAACCCCCGACCGTTGCATGGTCGTTGGCCTTGAAGATGGCTGCCGTCGAGGTGGCCTGCTTCTTCAGGTAGATCGCGATGACCTGATTGGCGGCATCGGCAATGACGGTGTCGCTGGTCAGGTCGGCGAACGCGACGAACTCCAGGTCGAGGTTGAGCCGGTGGTCGGCCAGATAGCCGAACAACTGCTTCATTTCGCGCTGGATGGCGGGTTTGGCATTGGCAAGGAAGGCCATTGCCTCCTGCTTGGCCAGAAGGGCCTGTCCGGTACTGAGTGCCATGGTGTCTACTCCTCCGCTCACACAGGGGCCGAAGCCCTAATGCAAGACGATTTTCAAAGGCGACGACACCTGGCTGTCGGGGGACACCCTAGCCACAGGTGGGGTCGCAGGT